AACAAAAGTTGCTTGGGGTAAAAACTATGATGACCTTGTAGATATTACGGAGAAATTTTAATGTTTGAATGGAAAACTTTTTTCAACGATTTTGCAGAAGAGTACTATTCAGTACCATACTTAGATAAGAAAGAGCACATATACGCTTTACAAAACTATCTTATAGCAAAAGGTATGTTAGTAGAGGATGTTGATTATGCCATTAAAACTCTTTTGGGTGAAGAAACACCTGTAAATTCTTGGAGTGATAGAAAAACACATAAAGAAGAAGAAAGAAAAAGAGTAGCCGAAGAGAAACCTAAGTACGCTAAGGCATCGGGTGGAAAATATTATGTGAAAAATAAAGAAACAGGAAATGTTTATTCAGTTGTTAAACCTAATCCCGAAAAACATGATCCAATTAGCAGAGAGAAAGCAGAAAAAGAAGTAGAGAAAGATGGTGGTGGAAAAGAAGATAAAGCTCAAAGTTTCGCCAGAGAAAAATTTAAAAAGGCTTTAGATCATCAAATGAGTACAATAGAATTTGAGCCAGAAAGTGATAAAGAAGTTTTTCAAAAAGTTATTGATAAAGTAAGTAATCAAGATGCCAATTTTTCAGACGAGGAAAAGAAAATTGCTGGAAAATATATTGCTAAAAGTGATTCAGATAAAACAGCAAAACTTTATATTGCTAAAGTTGGTCCGCAAACTTTTGATGATAAAGCTAGACGTGGACAAGTTAATTATGCAAAAAGTAAGGCTGGAAGACAATATATAGATAAATTACAAAAAGTACTTAATCTTCCAACAACTGCTGCTCAAGCTAAGAAAACAGATGCGGGTAGAGTGGCTTCTAAAATTAGAACAAAAGATATATCACCCACAGATATAAATAAAGAAATTGAAGTTGGTGTATCTAGAGTAAAGGATTCCAAAGGTAATATTACAGCAGTTAAGTTTGGTAATAAAGAACATAAATTAGCATCTGTACCTGATAAACAAAAATTAAAACAAACTTTTATGGATAAAGGTATGTCTGACGAACAGGCAGAACTTAGAGCTAAAAAAGTTAGACGTTCAATTAGAAAACACAATGAATATTTAGTAGATTTAACACAAACTCTTGATAAAGAGTCGGGTGAATTTGTACCTCGAAAAAACTTTAAAGTAGCAAGTATGATAAAAGGTGCTGATCCATCAACTGAAGAGGGTAGACAGAAAATTCTTGAAGAATATCCTAAAAAAATACATCGTATTTTTAAAGACATTGTGGCAAAAAGTCCTGGTGGAATAACAGAAGATGAAAAAAGAGCTTTAAATACATTAAGAGATTTAAATTCTAATCTTTCAACTGAAGAGTATGAGAAAGAATGTCTAAATGTTATACATACTATTTTAAGGACTCCTTCACTTGCTTCTGGTGGTGCAGATTTGGCTGAAAGTATAACAGGTTTGATACAAACTAAAAAAGGACATGAGATTTATTTTCCAAGTGATGTTACTTATAAAGTAGGTGATATGATTTCTTTGGGTGATTTAGGTGATTTAAATCCTACTGATCCTGATTATTATAATAAAGTTGCTGACGCTGCATCTTCTATTATAGTAACAGTTGAAGCTGAAGGACCTGCTAGTGTTAAAGTGGGTGCAGGAGCAGCTAGTTCTGCTGAAGAAAAAGTAAGAATGACAGAGTATGAGAATCCAAAAACAAGGTCAGCGTTAAGTGGTTTAGTATCAACTCATAAGTTAATGTTTGATAAACCTCAAGATTTAAATAAAGCAGATGAGAATATTCAGAAAGCAAGAGATCATGCTCTATCTATTGGTATTACACAAGAAGAGCTTGATAAGATAGATGAAAAGGCAAAAGCACAATCAGCAAAATGGAAAGAACTTTGGAAAGGAAGAGCAAAGAAAGGTACTGAAGATTGGTCAGATGAAGATTGGGATAAAATGGAACAAACTTTGGTTAGATTTGCACAATCTCACTTATTAATTCAAGATATTAATAATAAGGATATGATATACCAAAAATTTACAAACTATAGGTATAATGATAAAGTAAGTGGAACAGAAGTGGATAGAACTGATGGTGTTAATTGTTTAGGATCTATTAAAGCTGCTATGAATATGGGATTTACTTGGAGTGAAGGTGGTGGAGTGAGACCGCAGAATACTTTTTCAAGTAGAATTGGTAATACCTGTAAGGATGTGAAAAAATAATATGAAGACACAATTATTAGCAACATTTTGTAAAAGAAATAAACTATACGAAACTATAGATTTAATTATAGTGTGTAATGAAATCATTTTTGATAAGATATATGTATTTCAAAATGAAAATGATTATCATCAATTGATTTGTACATATAATGTAGAAGCAACAGATGAATTTACAGATGGCACTATAGATACTATTTCTATACATAGAAAGAAACAATCCAATACATTGTACACTATAAATGCACTTAATGAATTGGTTAAAGAATTGAACAACGGGGTTTTGAATAATAAATTTCCAGTTCCCTGGGAGAATTATAGAAATCGTTTGCTATTGACAAACGATGAAGGACTATATGAGATACCTACAAGGGTATATTCAATAATACATACTAAGTCTTGGGAATCCAAATTAGACGAAAAATAAATTGTATTTTCAGAAAGTACAATGATATATATTATTGATGTTAATTGTTACACTAAGTAAAACAATAATAAATGACAAATAGGAGATAGAAAATGGATATTAGCGCAATCAAGAAGCGTCTTAATCAGCTTCAAACTACAAACACTCGTACATCAAATCTTTGGAAACCTCAACCAGGTACAACTCAGATTAGAATTGTTCCTTATAAACATAATAAGGAAAATCCTTTTATTGAGTTATTTTTCCATTATGATTTGGGTAGAAAATCTTATCTTTCACCCGTTTCATTTGGTCGTCCAGACCCGATTGAAGAATTCGCACAGAAACTAAAATCTTCTGGTAATAAAGAAGACTATCGTTTAGGTAGAAAAATTGAAGCAAAAATGAGAACTTTTGCTCCAGTTGTAGTTCGTGGTGAAGAAAATGAAGGTGTTAAGTATTGGGGCTTTGGAAAAACAGTTTATCAAGAACTGTTATCTATAATCGCAGATCCTGATTACGGAGATATCACAGATCCAATGAATGGTCGTGATGTTTCTGTAGAATTCAAGACAGCAGAAGAGACAGGCGGTTCGTTTCCGAAAACGACTATTAGGGTTAAACCTAATCAGACTCCAGTTACGGAAGATGCTGATGTTCTTGAACTAATGACTAACAACCAAACAGACATTCGTGAGATTTATAAGGAACAAACTTATGAAGAACTTACAGAAGTACTTAACGATTGGTTAAATCCTTCTGAAGACGAAACAGAAAAAAATGGTGTTAAGGCAGAGAGTTCGGATAAATCGGTAACACAATCTGTAGTTAAAGAAGATGTAAAATCTACAGAAGATGTGTCGGCAGCATTTGACGATCTATTTAATAAATAAAAAACAGACAATAAGTTGGGGAGTGATTGGTTTCGCTCCCCTAGGTTTTGAATTGAAACGGAGTTTATAGATGTCTACAAGAGACAAATTAGCAGGGGCTCTAGCTGAAAGTTTAAACAAAACATTCAAAGATACAAAAGTTGCATACTTTCTTGATGGTTCTGGCACAACACCTACAGATATAAAAGAATTTATTTCTACAGGTTCTACATTATTAGATTTAGCAATATCAAATAAAGCAAATGGTGGTATTGCAGTTGGTAGAATTACAGAACTTAATGGATTGGAATCAAGTGGTAAATCTTTGGTTGGTGCACATCTTTTAGCAGAGACTCAAAAAAAGGGTGGAGTAGCAGTTTATATTGATACAGAAACCTCAGTAAGCCAAGACTTTTTAAAAGTTATTGGTGTAGATGTAGGTACAATGTTATATCTACATTTAGAAACAGTTGAAGATATATTCGCAGCAGTAGAAGAGATTGTAGCAAAAGTTAGAGAGTCAGATAAAGATAGGTTAGTAACTATTCTTGTAGATTCACTTGCAGCTGCATCAACAAATGTAGAGATGGAAGCTGACTTTGATAAAGATGGTTGGGCTACAAGTAAAGCAATCATTATATCTAAAGCTATGAGAAAAATAACACAAATGATTGGTAGACAGAGAGTAGCTCTTGTGTTTACAAATCAACTCAGACAAAAACTTGGTGTGATGTTCGGAGACCCCTGGACTACAAGTGGTGGTAAAGCATTACCATTTCACGCATCTACAAGAATTAGATTGAAGAACAAAGGTCAAATCAAAGATACTAAAAAGAATACAATTGGTATGACGATACTTGCACAAGTTATTAAGAATCGTTTAGGTCCACCTTTGAGAAGTTGTGAGTTCCCTCTATATTTTGAGAGTGGAATTGATGATGTGGGTAGTTGGTTAAAAGTGATGAAAGATCATAAGATAGTGAAACAGGCTGGTGCTTGGTATACTATAACTGACCATTTAGGTGAAGAACATAAATTTCAATCAAAAGAATTCGCACATAAGTTATCAGACCCAGACTTTAAATCATATGTATATGACCAAATTTGTGAAAAGGTAATATTAAAGTATGATATAAAAGATTTAGGTATTGATGATGTTATTGAGACAGATGAGGTGGTTGGTGAATAATGTCAAATGCCAAATATCTGTCTATATTTGAAGAGATAAAGAAAAAGGGGGGATCTGT